AGGCGGTTGACGCAGTACGGACAGGCCAGGGAACAGGCGTTCGACAGTTCGATGGTGGTGATGGTGCGCAGGGTGGTCATAGGACCTCCTCGCCTTCTTCCTCGAAGGACTTCCGGCATCGTTCATTCATTTCATCATAGCTGCGATCTTTTAATGCTTTGTCTTCATCTGTTTCTGGAATGTCATAAAATGATGCCCCTGGACCATCTAAAAGCATCTTTTCTGCCAATGCAGAAGATCCGTATCTCTCCATGGCCTGAATCACTGCATCTATAAATATACCATAGATTGCGGCATGATCCTGTATTGGTCCTAGTTTGGAATGACCTTCTTCGGTTGTTCCCTTGACTACACTAAGTGAGACTTGATCAGCATTGCCCATCATAACAATTAGGGTAGCTAAAAATATCAAAGTTGGGCTTTTGTCCATGCATATATCTATTATTTCATTTGCGAGATCATGGACATCCTTGGGCTCACATGCCCAAGCGCAGCAATGCTCTAATTCATATAAGAAGCGCTGAGCGCCTTTCCAAGTATGAAATGGTGATTTCCAATCCAAAAAGAAATCATGATTTTCTGCTGCATTTGAAGCCTGATAAGCATCTATTTTTTTCATCGTTCCTCCTTCTGGGCATCTGTGCGCAGTGCCCGGTTTAGTTCTACATGAACCCCTTCTGTGGTTTCACCCCCGTGGGGATGGTGTCTTCCTTGCCGTTCCAGTCATCCACCTGGGTGACCGGGATCAGGAGGCTCCTGCATTGAAAATGGTTCGGCGGGGTCATCCCGCCCCAATCCTTCTGGATCTTGCCGTCAAGCTGCTCGCAGACCTCGGAGGTCCGGTCATCGAGGATGGCCGAATACTCGAACGCCTCCACGAACCCCCGCATGTCAGGATCGGTGAAAAGGGCCTGCCGTGCCTCGTTCCAGGCATAGGCCGTGTTCGTGCGCACGATGTTCTCCAGCCGGGCCGGTACGTTCACCGGTCGACCGGCAGCGTCTACGTCCGGCAGGTATCCGACCAGCTCGGTGTCTTCCCTGAGTTCCTTCATGGTCGTACCCAGGGCCTTGTCGTACCGGATGCCGTTCTCCAGGACGGTCTGGGTGGCGTTCAGGACCCTCTGCTCGATCACCCCGGTGATCTTCATGGCCCTGGAGGAGAGGAACTTCTCCGCCTTCGTCTTGTCCATGCCGGGGCGGTACTTCGGGGCGGCCTTCATCTTCTTCTTCGGCAGCTCCTTCTTGGCCTGCTCGTAGGATGTGTCCAGGGTTTCCTGCAGGTTCTTCCGCAGGGTCTTCCTGATGGCCGAGAGGATGCCCGATGGAATCTTGACCCCCTCGATCTCCTTCGGGTCCACGTTGCCCATGGACCTGTCCCCCACGATCTTGGCGATCTGTTTCTCGATGGAGATCCTGGCCTGTGCCAGGAGGTCGTTCAGGTCATCGGTCAGGGCCTGGTCGCCCCGGTCCATCTCCTTCTTGATGGCCGTGAAGTTCACCCGGCGCATCCAGGGGCGGGCCGCGAACATCTTCCGGACGTGCGCCTTCTTCTCCTCGTCCGGGATCTCCTCTATGATGTCCTCGTTGTCGGGTTCCTCTTCTTCTGAGCCCTGCCCGTTGATGGGGAAGATCTCACCCTCGCCGGGTATGGGGTCCTCCGGTTCCTCCTCTTCGGCCTTCTCGGGGAATCCCACGAGCCGCCTGATGTACGCCTCGTCCGTGTCGGACTTGGTGACCGCGCCCTTGCTCACGAGGTCGGACCACATTGCCGCGATCTTGCCTTTCCGGTCCTCGCTCATCTCCTCCCACCTGAAGGCCGGGAAGTCCTCGGTGCCGAAGTTCCACAGGGCCAGGTCGCGGAACAGCTGCTCATTCAGCGCCTCGGCCAGGCAGTTGCCGATATGCTCCAGCACGAACATGAACGCATCGAACTGCGTCTGACTCTGGGAGTATGATCCCACGCTATCCTGTTCGGAGATCCCCAGGAGGTTGGGCACCAGGAGGGACTTGCTGATCGCCTTGTCATGGCTGGCGATGGCGTCCCGGTAGGCCGTGGTGGTGTGGGGCTGCATCTGGGTGATGTCCACGGTGTCCGGGGTGATGATGCCGGTCGATGCCGTGATATTGGCGATGGTCTTCTGGAGGTCCGCCTTCTGTGCATCGGAGAGATTCCCGGTCACCTTGGCGTGGTTGAACCCCCCGGCCATGCGCTCCAGGAAGATGTTCCAGAACTTGATGGTGATGTCCTTGCTCCACCAGGCCCGGTAGCATGCCCTCAGATCGGACTCGCCGAAGACCCGGTCCCGGTCGGGCTGGTAGACGAAATGGATCACCTTGTCCAGGGGAAGCTCCACCTTCATGGCCCCGGATACCTGCTCGATCTTCTCGATGTTCCCGTGCGCATCGGTGGTGATGCCGGTATTGAACGACTCGAAGGGCCTGGTCTTGAGGTCCCTGATGCCCCACATGGCCCTGCCATCCCAGGTGAACGGCTCGAAGACCTTCTCCGTGATGCTGTATCCGTTCTCCATGGCGGAGAGGATCTCGATGAGCTTATCGGTCCAGGACCCCCTCAGGTGGGAGATCACGGCCTCGAAGAAGTCGGCCATCTCCTCGTGCTGCGGATCCGGGTTGCCCTCCTCGTTCTCCTTCACATCGAAGTAGTAGCTCCGGCTGATGACGCTGTACTGCTTGAACCGCAGGCATGCCTTGACCTGATCGTCCATCATCATGCGGCGATAGACCTTGTATCCCTTGTTCTGCATGAGCTCGTCCGGGTTGTACCGGGACCATGAACCCGTGCCGTACAGGTTCGATATGGCGAAGCCGATCTCGCCCGGCTTCAGTGCCTTGGGTTTCTCTTCGGAGGCTGGCGCAGGAGCCGCATTGTCTTTCCGTCTGAAGATGTCCAGGATGTTCTTCATTCTACCAGTCCCCTTTGCTCGCTATGGATTCGCCCACGATCATGGAGCCGGTCCAGGAGGCTCCGCCCTTGTTCCTGAGATAGTCCAGCGCCTGGGTCATGGCATCGATCTGGTCATCGTGCTCGCCAGCCGGAAACTGCATGCACTCGTCAAGGAACGGTTGCAGCCATTCAGATCCTTCCAGGAGGTAGACCTTCCCCGCCTCGATGGTCGGGGATACGGCGGATGCCCGTGCGATCTTGTCCCGGTCAGGCTTCACCGGGATGATCGGGATGGTGGTCTTCCGCAGCTCCTGGATCAGACTCTGGCCGCTGGCCGCATCCTCCACCAGGACCGCCGAGGGTTTCTCTCTCTCGTAGAGGCTCACGGCGATGCGCTTGAGGTCCGGGAAGGCCACTTTACCCCGCCACACATGGGAGAGCATGTATCCGGCCTCTGTCTGGAGCCATGTCTCACAGACGGAGTAGTCGTTCTCCTTGCCCTCCTTGAAAGCCGTGTCCCAGGATTGGATCTTCGCCAGGGTGAACGGCTCGGCCGGAAGGTAGTTGAACCAATCGATCTTGATGATGCCCCCGCCCTTCGGTGAGGGCCTCTGCTGCAACTGAGCCGCCGCCCGGTACGTCCCGAGCTTCTCCTTGAGGGTGTCGATGTCCTCGCCCCTGAACTTGTCCGGCCAGAGCAGCTCGCCCTCTTCCTTCCTGGGGTCTTCCCACCCGATGGAGGTCACGCACCTGTTGCCGGGCTCGAACTCGGCGGGAAGGTTCAGGTGGACCCAATCCTCCTGGTTCAGCACATGGCCGATCAGGTCCCGGTAGTGGGTCCGCTGGCACACGATCACATAGGCTCCGGTCCTCGCATCGTTGAGCCTGGTGGACATGGCGCCGTCCCACCAGTCGATACATGCCTGGCGCTGTATATCGCTCTCGACCTCGATGGCGTTGTGCGGGTCATCGATCACGATGATGTCGCCGCCCTCGCCCGTGTTCGCCCCGCCCACCGAGGTGCTGATCCTGTACCCCTGGTGGTCGTTCTCGAAGCGTATCTTGGTGTTCTGGTCCGAGGTCAGGGCGAACCTGTCAGCCCACCATGCCTGGTACTGAGGGCATTCAATGAGCCGCCTGCACTTCACCGAGTCACGTATGGCGAGGTTAGCCGCATACGAGCTGAAGAGGAACCTGGCATCCGGCCTGGAGATCCACGACCAGGCGGGCCAGGCAACCGACACGCCGATGGACTTCATGTGCCTGGGCGGCATGGTGATGAGGAGCCGCCTGATCTCGCCTCTGGTTACCGCCTCCAGGTGCTCACAGATAGCGGCGATGTGCCACCCGCCCACATACGGGGAGGGGTCGATATACCGCCACAAGGCCCTGATGAAGAACGCGAGATCCTTCTCGGCCAGGGCCTTGTCTATGTCGCTCTTGTCGCCCGGCCTAATCCTTGGCGTAGAGCTTCTCGTAGAGTTCATGGAGCTGTTTAAGTTCATCCTTGCTCAGTTTGGAATAATCCGGCTTCTTGTCCTCGGTCTGTATGGGTCCGCCGTCCGGGCCTGAGTGCTCGTTGCGGACGGTCTCAATCCACCCCCGGTGCTTGCCCTGGCACTTCAGGTAGAAGCAGATTGCCCAGGGGTGGCCATCGTTGACGGCCTTGACAACCTTGCTCTCTGCTAGGTCCAGATACATCTCCTTTATCTCGATCTGCTTCGCCTTTAGCCTGGGGTTCCTATTTAGTCTCTGACATACTGCCTGAACGGATATTCCAAGAGCCTTGGCAGTCTGGGAGACCCATCCCCCATTCTTCTCAAGCGCACTGATAAATTCTTTCTCGGACAGTGCCATTACTCCGCCCTCTCAATCTTCAACTCGGGGAACGCAGTCGCCATGCGCTCAAGGATGACGGCGCAGTAGGCGGGACTTATCTCGATACCGCGACACTTGCGGGAGAGGTTCTGGCAGGCGACCATCGTGGTGCCGGAACCGAGGAAGGGGTCATAGATAATTCCATTTTTCGCGCTGTATACTTCCGCCAATATGGTAGCAAATTCCACGCTAAAAGGCGCAGGGTGCCCGGGATGCCTCCCCTTTGTGGTTGGCCAACGGATTACACTGTCAATAACCTTTGTGGCATTTACAGATTGCCCGGCCATTGTGAAGCCATTTAACTTCCCATCCTTCTTACGCAACCCAACTTTATCTTTTTTATAATGAGTTACGCCGCTTTCTGAATATTTTGTTGCCGCTGTCTTGTTTGCCCTCGCTGGCTTGTTTGCAAAATGGAAAAGCCACTCATGGGCTGGGGCGAGTCTCCCATGCCAATCTCCCATCAAACCATTTTGTTTATCCCAAACATACCAACCATAAAGCGGCTGTCCATTTTCCTCCATCCAATCAATCCACGGTTCCCAATAGCGCGATACTTTTCCGTCAACATGGACAAGGCCTAAATTCACAAGGATGGACGCATTTTCTCTACACGCGGATATTGCTTGCTCGCTAACGCCTGTCATTAACTTCAACCAATCAAAATCTCCTATATGGTATTCTCTTTGGGCTGCATACGGCGGCGAAGTGAAACATAAATCCGCCTTCTCCCCGCCCATCACCCGCGCAACATCCTCGGCCTTTGTGCTGTCGCCGCACAGCAGCCTGTGGTCGCCTATCGCCCACAAGTCCCCAGGCTGAACCTGCCATACCTTGTTCAACTCTTCAGCGCGGTCTATCTGCGGCTCTGCGTCCCGATTATCTTCCGGCTCGCTCGGTGCCACGAAGTCATCCGGTATGTCCACGCCCCAATCTGCAAGAGGCAGATGGCTCCAGTCGTTCGCCAGGGCGTCATAGTCCCACTCGCCGAACGCCCCGTTGTCCTTGATGGCGATCTCACGCTCCTGCTCCTC